GATTTATTTACACAAGAAGCAGCTTTTGAAGAATTAGCTCGTGCTGCAGAAGGTGTTCCTAGAGATGCCTTTAATATATTATCTGTTGCCGTAACAAATGACTTTTATAATAAAGTTTCTGTGCCAAATATTAGACAAGCTGCAAAAAAATGGTACAATCAAGATAAAGAAGCATCGGTAAAATCATACAAGGAAGCACGAAATCTTTTAAATTGGATTATTGATACTGTTATAGGCGAACGTCATGCTAGAGCATTTCTTTTACAAAGTGATGAAAATCATGAATTAATAGATTTTTTATATGATGCTCGTGTTTTGCATATTATCAAACAAAGTGTTTCTAGTAGAGATACGCCTGGGATAAGATATAATGTATACTCTATTGATTATGGGTGTTATGTCGATTTGATAAATACATCTCGTAATCCAAAGGGGTTATTTGAAGTTGAGGATGAAAATGGGGAAAATGATTTTTGCAAAGTCCCGCAAAATGACTATCGCTCAATAAGACGAGCTATATTAAATATGGCTGAGTTTGACAGTCATATACAAAAAATAAATACAAGGTAGTTAAATAGCAATCTTTAAATTCGCAATATATAATAGGGCGGTAATTTTTTACCGCCTTTTATGTTTGAATAATTTTCAGTTCAAACATTTTAGTTCAATAATTCAAATCACGAAAAAATTGAATATAGCTCATGAGTATGAAAGATTATAGGACAAATCCCCAATGTTCTTCAATGTATCAAAGACACAGAAGGAAGAACAGGAAAAATCAAAAATAATCATTTTGGGAGTAAATATAGAAAGGGCGAGGGGAACAGGGGGGCGGATATGTTTTTGACTGGGAAAGAAGGTTATTCAATTGGAAATATGTAATTTTGCGATAAAGAGTTTGTGCCATCATGTCTAAGGGAAGAAACAAAAGATTGATATCGCTGCGCGATGAAACGCTGATACGCCGATATTACTACTGGACGGAGATCGAGCGCCGGCGGTTTGACGATGCCCTGAAGATCCTCTCCGAACAGGAGTTCTTCATCTCGGAAGCCCGCATCATGGCCATCATCCGTCAAAACTGCGACAAACTGACCGATATCGAAGTGAAACCGGTTCCGAAAGTTCGCAAGCCGCGGATCAACGCCCGTCAACTCACGCTCTTCCCCGGTGGATAGCCAGTATCAGGCCGGTTCTTCATCCATGATACATTCGTAGGTACTCTCATACACTTTGATGGCTCCCGGCAATGAATACCAGCGCGACCCGGTGCGTTCCAATTCCGTCGCCTTTTCCGATTCCACATGCCGTACAATCTCATGCAACCGCTTGAACATTGCGATACGTTCCGCCACCTTACCGGCCGTTCCACTCGTGTAATGGGTGTCATCAAAGCAGTCGATGCAGAGCTTCACGATGATCTGGGCCGTTCCACGCTGGTAATCGTCGGTGACTGTCTCCCAATCCACCTTGTCCACGCTGATCAGCACACAGGGGAACGTGACCGGGTAGGTATCTTCGTCGGTCTGCAGTTGCCCGTAATCTTCATCCACTAAAGTCAGTTCAAGCATGCCGTCAGCTACGGCAGTTTGTATCAAATTGAATAATTCTTCCATTCTAAAAGTCTCCTATCAATTTTTTAAGTTCCTTTTCAGTGTATTCGTTTATCTTTTGTTGCAACTCTTTGCTGTGCCCCATGAACTTGCGTTGCGGGATATGTACCCGTGAAGTCTGTTTGGGGGTCAGGGCGAGCCTTTTCCACATCCAATCTGCCGGGTTCATGGCAGACTCTTTGCGTTTGCGCACTTTGGGCGAATCGCCTTTTTTGATTCCGGCGGCTTCGAAGAAACGGTGCCAGGCATAGCGTCTCATGCGTGGGGTGATCCGGTGGGTGACCACTCCTCCGTTGTTGTGGATGGGGGCGTATTTCACCTCGTTCGAGACGATGACCTTACCGGCACCGGCCTTGTAGGTGAATCCGCCATAGAGGTTGTTGCTGCCGCTCAGCAAGGGGGTACGGTTGTAGTAGGCAGCCTTGCCACCCTGTTCCTGCCGGCGTGTCTGTTTCCATTTCTGGACCGAACCGTTATCGCACCAGCCTCCCTCACGGAAGTTGCGCTTGAAATGACTGATCGCCATTTCGCCCACCCGCTTCGGCCATCGGCTGTCGCGGAAAGCAACAAGGGCGGACTTCTTTTGTTCCAGTTTGCGAACTAGTTGGTTTAAATCCATGAGAATTTTGATTGATGAATGATGACTTGTAAATTATATTGTTACCTTTGCAAAAAGAAGAGTGATCGATTGTACTGGGTTGGATTGCATATCCTTCGCTAAAGGCTTTCGGTCACTCTTTCTTTTTTATCTTTTCGACAATGGAATAAAACATTAATTCTCCAGTTTTTAATTCCCGTATTACTACGTAAGAAGGTTCATTGTTGATCTCTATCTTATAATAATGATATCCTTTTACCATTTGGTTATCCTTGACATCCGGATCAAAACGGACATAGTTCCCCTTTTCCAGTAACGATTTGATATACCTTACTGCCTCATTCTTTTCCAGTAAATACTTATGAGGCTGGTTCAATGCCTCCTTGATCCCGGTCGAGGTGAACGAGATGGGCATATCCAAGCCCGGAACGGACATCTGTTTCCCGATCAGGTTTTCCTTGGCCCACTCGCGTATTTCCGCTCGTTGGCGTTTGATATCCTCTTTGAATACGTAGCCGTTTCCGAAAATCGTCTGTTCGGTTATGAGCCTCTCCACCGCCTCTCTTGCTCCCTCGTATCCATTTTTGATATAGGGGTGCGAATCGCTGAAGAGCCTGGCATCTTTGGCGGGGTTATTGTCGAGTCCGGGGCTGGGACGGTCGGCTTCGCCACCTTCGGGCGGGTTCGCGGTCGGCTCTTCGTCTGTAGCCTCCAGGTCGCACTTGCAGTTCCATCGGTCACCCGGACGGTGCTTCGACCAGAACGGATCGTCGATGAGCCGGACGGTGTTCCAGAACACACGGTGGTCCTCGCCCGGATGAATGCTTGTACTTTCGATCCATTTGAGGCAAGGCAGATCCTCCCGGTTCGCCTCGAAACGCCGCCACTGCACCGCCTGGCGTGCCCGATTGACCGCCGTGGCATATTCCGTCTGCAGCCATGCCTTGAGGTGTGTCGGAGCGATCAGCGTCCGCACATCGTAGGCGAACCGTTCGAACGGCTTCAGCTCTCCCTTTTCATCCAAGAGCTGACGGGCAATGTCGTTCTGCAGACGGTGGGTGCGAAAGGCGGCAAAGACACCGTTGTTGTAGCGAAGCTCCCGGTAAAATCCACGGTCATCCTCATTGAATCCCGCCAACCGGATTCCTTTGTCGGTAGCCTCGTTGAAGCTGCGCCAGAACTCATGCCAGGGGGCAAGGGCAATGTCGTTCACCACATCGACCTCCTTCAGATAGATATTGCGTATCAACTCCTCCAACACTTTGTTGTTGAAGACAAAAGCCTCTTCATCACCGCTATCAATGATCGGTTCGTCACACTCATAGTAGAGCTGGTTCATCACCAGTCTAAAGCCCCCTTGCCGGTCGCTTCGGGGGCCTCTCCGAAAAAACGGCTCAGCAGGTTGGCAAAGGTATGTTTCTTGTTACCCCCGTTTGTTTTTGTTCTTTTTGATTTATTGTCGGGGAGCAGAGGATCTGCTGTCGGTATTGCTTTCTGTTCCCTTTTTTCGGCCATCTGCCGGTCGTAGTCCTTCGGCATGTTCAGTCCAAACTCTTCATATAACTGGCCATGATCGAGAGGCAAACCCAAAGCGCTGAGCTTCGAGATAATCTCGACACGACTTTTTGGATCGGTGTTTTTGGGTGAGACAAACGAGAATTTCCCTCCACGCACGTGATAGCCGAACGACTCCAGCAGGTCGGTCATCTGATAGTTGAGCACATTCATCACGAACCGCTTGTCCTGCTCCAGCAGCAGGTCTTCCGCTTTCTTTTGTACCGAACCGAGAGCCTGGGTTCCCTTTTCTCCCGCTTCAGTGGTCAGCGTATTGCCTAAGATGTGTTTTGAGATCTCCTGATTGCAAAACTGTGCCAGTCCCTTATAAAGATCAGATGTCCCGCTCTTGCTGCCGATATCATGCAGTGTGAGGTTGCTTCCCTCCGGATGCAGAAAAACAGAAGCCCCCCCGCTATCAAAAATATCATTGATAAGGTTGTATCGTTGTGAGTCGTCACCGGCATTGTAGGTGTATTCGCGGATGGGTTGACCGAACAGTTCGGCAAACTGCGACCAGTCGGCTACATCCCCCCGTTTATAAAGCACCCAGGGAATATCTTTCACCAGATCGCCTAAAGCTCGCGGTTTACCCACGAACAGCAGATCGTCATAATCGTCCCATCGGGTACCGTGAATATCAGTCTGCATCCGGAGGATCAGTTGTCGGACCGGCTCCACGTGTTTGCGGGGGATCAGATCATATCCGAGCCATCCGTCACTCTCTTTGCGGAACTGGAAGAGCGAAAACCCCCAATGACCGGTATCAAGCAGGTCGTTCAGAAACTCGTAAAACCAGGGTGATTCGAGCATGTCATTAATCGTCTGATCGGGCGAACCGTTACGGTTGAATTCGATCTTTGCCGACAGTACGGCCGATTTGCGTTTGCCGATCACGCTGGTGAGGTGCGTATCCATCAGGATGGATTCGTAGAGGTCGTACAATTTTACCCGGTTAGGGAAATCTATCCGGTCGGCTTCGTTGACTGCCTTTTGGAAATGCTCGATCTCGCGATTCCATCTGACAGCCTGGGTTATCAATATAGTGTTGCCTCCGGCAGGCTGGTTGAAAAAGCCTCCTGAGGTGATTTGCCTGTTCTTCTTTTTTCGGCTCATGTTTTATTGCTTTTAAATTCGATTTACACCATGTTTAAATCAGATCAGAAACGGGTCGATCGTTTCGGGTTGCTTTTCAAAAAGAAGGGGGACTGCTGCAGATCATCTTCTAAAAGAGGCGCCCCGTTAATACTGACTGATCCCTTTTGAACTCCTTTCATCCATTCGACGGCACGCTCGTAGCGGTTCTGTCTGATACCGTTCGTTAATTTTTGCGGATTGCCGACCGAGTAAATATGATAGGTCGCAATGTCAAGGCACATCATCAGCACTAACGGATGTCGTTCAGTTCCACGGGCGGAGAAAATATTTTCCACGTCATAGCGGGCGGACAGGTATGATTTCATCTCTGCGATGGCCCGGTCTTCGCAAATATCCAGGATCGAATTGTCGCCACGGGTCAATGAGTCTATAATGTCGCGATGTACGGTAGCATCATAGTCTTCAGGGTCAATAAAATGCGTCATAGTCTATATTTGTTTTTAGCGCGGAAAGCCCTTGCCGGAATCGTCACCGGTGGAGCCATACGCTGTATTTTATGATCTATAATTCGTTTTCCACCCTCCACACAGTCCGGACCGTCGGCGGGAAACTTCAGTTGCAGGGTAAACAACAGGAACTGGTCGGCGAGCCGCTGCATATGAGGGTTTTCCTTTTCCGCCACATTGAGCACCAGGCGTCCTTCACGGTTGGCCGGTTCCAGATTGGCCTCGATACGGGTTGCCTTGTCTGTCTTCTTCTCTTCATCCGGAAGAATAGATATATTTTTACCATGCTCCTTGCGCTTATCTGAAAGCAACGGAATAAAGACCTGCTTAAAAAAAGGATCTTGTAAAGAGTTGTTTTCTATATAGCAGTAGAGCGGAACTTTCCCTCCCACATAATCATCAAGCAGGAAATACCAGTCGATGAAATCCGAATTAAGTCCACGATCCAAAAAACCTTTGATCACGTAATAGACCCCGTCCAGCTCGCCAATGAGCCATAGCGTCTTAGTGGAACTTTTCTTTGATCTGTTTTCTCCCGGGGCCGGGTCACCGTAAGCCACTAAAAATTTGAATTTACTGAGCGGAGGGATTTTACCCCATGTCAGTTCCTTAAAGACTTCCCCCTCACTTACCGGGTTGTTGAAGTATTCGGTCTGCTGGGCGGATGCACTGATCTTGGACAATGTTTCATCGATAGCCTCTTCACTGTTTTTCTCCGGCCAGGTGCTACGCCCCTCCTTGTCACGGATATTGACGATATCCCAATGGTCGGCGATCGCTCCGGCACGGGTCACGCAGCAATCCTTGGCGATGATATTCCCACAGAAAATCACCAGTACGGGTACAGCCGGGTCGCGAGTCCCGTAGACCGCTTTTTCCCAGAACTTCCACATATCGTTCACACGGTCAGGATTGCGGCAGGCTTCATCAGTGTCGAAGTCGTCGACCAGCAGCACATCCGGCCGGTACTGCTTGTTGCGCGAACCACGGGGTGCATTGCCATAGCCGATGGCACGGAACGCTGCGTCATTCTTGGTGACAAACTCCTCTTCCGTCCATTTGTTTATACCCACCTGTTCGCCATAGTAGGCACGGATACGCGGATTGTTTTCCAGTTCCTTTTTGTAAGGATCCAACAGCCGTTTTGCAGCATCCTGCGTGGCAGAGGTCATCATTACATTGTGTTTGCGCAGGGTCAGCACCAAGAATAATACAATGAACATGACAATCGTGCTCTTGGCAAGGCTTCGCGCCCAGCTCAGAACTTCATACCATTCGTCATGTTTCAAGCACCGATTTATGGCACGGATATGGAAAGGGGCGAATTGGCTCTGTGCGTATTCAGGGAAGAAATATTGTATCCACTCGATCGGATGAGCCTCCAGATAAGCCTTATGCTTCTCCAGTTCGGTCCTGTTCTTGTGCTCCATAGGCAGGTCGGCCATGAGGTCCTGATAGAACGACTCCCACCTGCGCAGGGCTTCCCTTTCCTCGGCAATCATATCGCACTACGGATAAAACGGTCCCACAATTCACCGAACTCCTTTGCCTTGTTGATATCGACAGCCCGCAGCCACACCAAAAAGCGGGTTCCGGCGCTCACGAGGTCTTTCAGTCCGGCATCTTTCTCCAATTTGTCAATCGCAGCTGACAGTTTCGCGATGGTGGCCGCCTCGGTTGTTGTTGCATAGCGTTCACCCACGGGGCGTTCACCGATCACCCGGTTCACCTCGGCAATCTGTCGTTGCAGGTTCATGATCTGCTGTTCGCGCGTCATGGTTATACCGGCTTTCAGTTCCTCCCATTTACCGTCGGCGATCCATTTGCCCACAGTCCGCCGGCTCACGCCCACCTTTTCCGCAATTTCCTGTTGCGTCAAGTTCTCGCGCAGGTAGAGCACCCCGGCATATTCTTTCTTTTGTGAATTGGTTAGTTCTGCCATAACATTCTTTTTTAAGCAAAATTGCCCCTAAAACAGCTTGTTCGCAAATCCTTTTTTTATGCTGATGTTTTATTTTAATATAGTTGATTTATAAAGTTTTATCATAAAAATACGATTTGCAAGGCTTTGTTTTATCTTTCAATTTTGTGTCAAAACAAGTGCGAAATGACAAAACAGTTTTTCAATATGATCGCATCGAAAGACGGCACAGCCTGTATTCTTCTATATGGCGCTATCGGCAGTTGGGACGATGCGGATGTGCGTAGCGGTGACATCGTGCGCGAGTTGATGGAAATCGAGGGTTCCTACAACAAGATAGACGTTCGTATTAACAGCATGGGTGGTGAAGTATATGCAGGTATTGCGATCTTCAATGCGATCCGTAACACCGCAGCCGACATTACAATTTATGTGGATGGTATAGCGGCAAGTATGGCGAGTGCGATTGCCTCCTGTGGCAAACCTGTTTATATGAGCCGGTATGCGCGACTGATGATCCATGGCGTATCGGGTGGTTGCTACGGCAGCAAAGAGGATATCCGCCGGTACATCGAAGAAATGGAGTCGCTGGAAAAAACACTTACTCATATATACGCCAAGCGAACCAACAAGACTGAAGAGGAAATCAAACAACGGTTTTTCGATGGGCACGACCATTGGCTTACGGCAGATGAAGCATTGGCGGAAGGGTTGATCGATGGCATTTATGATGCCGATCCGATACCGCTTGACAGTACGCCGCGCCAGGTTTATGACATCTTGCAGAACCGACTAACTCCAAATAATATGTTGATAGATGAATTAAGAAAAAGACCGTCGTTTGCCGCAAAGACAAACGATGAAGAGGTGGTCGCCCATGTTGACCATCTGGTAAGCGAAGCGGGCAGAGTCTCCGGACTGGAAACAGAGAACACTGAGTTGAAAGCCCGTATCGCTGATTTCGAGAAAAAAGAAGCGGATGCGGCCGAGGCTGCCCGTAATGCGATGGTGGATGCTGCCGTGAAAGACGGACGTATCAAAGAAGTGCAACGGGAGGTCTACCTGAACTTGTTGAAGGCTGATCCTGTCAATGGAGAAGCTGCGTTGAAATCGCTAAAGCCGGTGCGCCGCGTGATGGACGACATCGTGGATAAAGGCGGTAAAGAAGAGAGCCCTTGGAAAAAACGAATGAAAGAAATTCAGGATAATTTAAAATAATTGCAGAATATGATTCAGATTAATGGAACAAACTATTCGGGTGAGGTATTAGAGATGCTGCTTACCCGTGCCGCCACCGGAAACGAACTGGTAGAAAAAGGACTGATCCACGTTGTACCGGAGGTGGCCAAGAAGTTTTCAATCCCCCGCCTGCGTACCGGCAAGATGCTGCAGAAACGCAAGGAGATGCCAACCGATTCGGACAGCAAGGGCAACTTCGATTATGACGAACGTGAACTGGTGCCGGTAGATTTCATGGCCTTTACGACCTTCAACCCGCGCACCTTCGAACAGATCTGGCGTCCCTGGCAGCCGAAAGGTAACTTGGTATTTGCCGAACTTCCGGCGGAAGGTCAAAACGCCCTGCTCCGCGAGTTGGCCAAGTCGGTGAAGTTTGAGTTGGGCTTCCATTTCGTAAACGGCGTGTATGGTGAAGATGACGACCATCTGTTCAACGGTATCGTAACCCGTATGTTGGCCGACCGTGATGTGGTAAGAGTTTCCTCGAAAGAGACAACAATGATCAAGAAGCTGAAAGCGGTCAAGGATGCTATCCCTGTTACACTGAGAAGCAATCCGGGTTTGCGTATCCTGATGAGCATCGCAGACTTCGATGCTTACGACGAAGAGTTGACACAGCAGCCGAACAAGGGGGCGAACTACACAGATATGAATGTGGAGCGTTATAAGGGGATCCGCATCATTCCGCTGGCCAACTGGCCCGACGGTTTGATCGTGGCTACGGTTTGCGGTATGGATTACGATACCAACCTGTGGGCGGGTGTCAACCTGGTGGACGACATGGATGTGATCCAGATCGACAAACTGACGAACGCCGGTGAAAAGTATTTCTTCAAGATGTTGATGAAAGCTGATACCAATATTGCTTGGGGTGAAGATGTCATCCTGTTGGATGGCCGTGTTGCCGCAAAAGCATCTGTATCTGGGACAACCATTACGATGAAGACTCCCGTAGAAACGGTAGAAGTGACACCGAGTGAGAATTCCACCTATTCCGTAACCGGTGACGGGGTAATCATCGGGGCTTCGTTGACACTGGCCAACAAGTCTGTTGACAAGAAAGCGACCATCGACGGCATTGATGTGAAAGGTGGCGAAACTGCCTCTTTGGGCTATGATGGTAAGAAATGGTTTAAATCCTGATCCCATGCCTTACACCTTGAAACTCTTGGTTATCCACTGCACCGCCACCCCTGCAGGCCGTGAAGTATCGGCGGAAGAGATCCGCCGTTGGCACACAGCCCCTCCAAATGAAGGAGGCCGCGGCTGGAAGCAGGTCGGTTATACCGACATGGTCCATCTGGACGGGACGGTGGAACGGCTGGTGGCAAACAACGAGGATGACGTGGTCGATCCGTGGGAGATTACCAATGGGGCAAAAGGGTATAACCGGACAGCCCGGCACATTGTGTACGTCGGCGGTGTAGAGCGTGACGGGAAAACTCCCCGGGACACCCGGACATCTGAACAAAGGGGAGCTCTGGAGGCTTACGTGAAGGATTTCCACCGCCGTTTTCCCCACGTGCGAATCGTTGGGCACAACGAGCTGGCGGCAAAAGCCTGTCCCAGCTTTGATGTACAAGAATGGCTTTTTAAAATAGGTATCAACAATAATTCAAATGTAAACGTATGAAAAGAATCAACGGGATATTCATTTCGCTCATCGGCATGCTCGCACTGTCGATGTCGCTCATGGCACAAGACGTCGCGACAGTGACGGACGGGGTGCCGGAAACAAACTACGAGGACCTTTTCGCCTCGCTGGCGGCTATCGTTGCCGGAGTACCGGTGATCGTCGAAGCGATCCGCGGCTTCTGGAAGTCGATGCCGGGATGGGTGGCAATGGCGCTCAACTGGGTATTGGGCGTCGGAATTTGCATGTTCGGCTGGTGGCAGGACTTGGGCTTCCTTGCCGACCTCGACTGGCAGATTGCCCTGATGTATGGCATCGGTGCCGGTATCGCGGCAAGCGGGTTTGCCGAAACCGGCCTGATACAATGGCTGATCTCGCTCTTCACCCGCAAGAAAAAGAAAGGGGCGTAGGCCATGGGATGGGACGCGCTTTTCGACTTCCTCGGTGCAGGAGGTGGATTGCTTATCCTGCTTCAGTGGCTTTCCGGCATCCCCCGGCGGAGGCTGGAGCTGAAAAGGGATCGTGAAAAGACGTTCCGCGAGCTCCTGGATGATGACATGGAGCAGATGAACGAATTGATGGAACTCTATAAAACGCTGCAAGATGAAAACATCCAGATCCAAAACAGAGTGTCGGCCCTTGAAAGGGTTGTGTTACTTATTGAAGGCTGTCCTACTTACCATCGTTGCCCTGCTCGCCGCCTCGTGCAAGACTACAAAGCACAATTCTACTATGCACGCACGGGACAGCCTCGCATGGGACAGAAGGGTCAGCGTTACCCCCGTGATAATCCCACCAAGCCTGGCGACACTCCGGGTCCCGACGGACAGCCTCCGTAAGCTCCCCACCGGAGCCGGATATACAAAGAAAAACGGCCGGGCGACGGTCAGCCTCTCTTACCGGGACGGGCACATCATCGCTTCTGCCCGTTGCGACAGCCTGGAGGCACTGATGTTCTCCCTCGAAGAGCAGCTAAGCCGGGCACAGAACCGGCTGGCGGAAACGGAGAAGACAAAGGAACCGCCCCTCGTACCGTTTTGGACGAAATTCAAATGGTATTCGGGCGGCATTTTAACAGGAATCATTTTAATGGTAATCATCCAATTTATTCGAAAGATATGGCAGAAAAGAAAACAACATCGGTAGGTTTGAAGAAAGCGCTCTTCGGGGAGGTGAACCCTAAAGGCGGCATGCCGACCGAGATGAAACAGTTGGCACGTACCTTTAAGGGAACGGCCAGTTTCACAACTGAAGCCGACACCGTAACCAACTTTTACTCGGAAGAAGAGCCGACAGTACCCGTGGAAACAGTGAGTTCGGAAACCGGTTTGAAACAGGTCAAACTCAACTTCATAGAATGGGATAACGATGTATTGGTAGAGGTTTTCGGCGGATCCATCGCCAAGGCACAGGAGGTGACCATCGAAGGCAAGAAATACACTGTCGACAAGTTTAAAGCGCCACGCGATGTAGTGCAGATCGAAAAGGCACTACGTGTCCTTACCAGATATAACGTAGTGATCGACATCCCCCGTGCGAAGATCCTCGCTCGGTTTATCTGGAATTTGGCAGCCGACCAGATCGCCCAGATCGAAATTACCGCTACCGCCATGAGTTCGGCAAGCGAAGAAGACGGGGCCTATGAGATCTACAAATTAGGAGAACCCACGGCATGACCCCGGTAGAAGCCATGGCCGCCGACGCCCTGTTGGACCGGCGGCTCAAAATAAACCTCCCTGCCCCGTGGCTGCTCCGGATCTTCGGGCGCAAGACGGTACCCATCCGGGTGAAGCTACCCACGGCGGGCAGCCTTATCCGGATGTCATCGCTCTTCACGCGGATGGAGATCGACCTGCAGCACCTGCATGACGGCAACTTCGGCAGCGTCTTGGAACAGATCGCCAAGCACGGCGTCACCACCTCACGGATCATCGCCTATGGTCTGCTGCGTGGCACATGGTCGGCACGATTGCTGAACCGTCCGCTCGCCTGGTATATCCGGCAACACATGCCGATGCAGGGATTGGCGGAACTGGCCAAGATCATCGTGCTGATGAGCACGAGCGAGGCTTTTGTGAGCATTATCGCATCGGTCGCTTCGCTGAACCTGATGAAGCCGACGGAGGCGAGCCAGCCGACAGAGACCGGGAGTTAAAGGAGGAGTATGATCCTCCCCATAGCCCGTTCGGACAGATCTACACCCTCGTGCAGCAGGGGGCAATCACGTATGATGAAATCATGAACCGTATCCCGTGGTGTGTCGTTTTGACCATGATCAGCGACCAGGGACGGATGCGGAAGAAAAAAGAAAGAGAAGAGGTACTCCAGAGCGAAGAGGAGGAGCTTGAATTTTTCGGATTAAAGTAGTAAAAGAGACAAATGGCACAGACAGATCCCGTATATATCACCTTTGAATTTCGTGGCGACATCGATAAAGAGGTCAATAAAGTGACGCTCGGCATCAAGGGGCTGCGCGACGAAGCGGCAACGACCTATAAAAAGTTGATTGCCGACAGTTCGGCCGCCTACAACGCCATGAGCGCCGAGAGCCGCAAGCTCGCCACGACGATGCAGGAGAATATCAGCAGTCTGCGTTCGCTTTCCGCGATGCAGGAACAGCTGGACCGGGAGCTTGAGGCCGGGACCATAAGCCTTTCGGGGTATACGCAGGCAAAAGCAGCCTTGGCGCTGCAGGAGAGCAACCTAAGAGTGGTGATCAGTCAGGGGATGCAGCAGCTGCAACAGCAGATGGCCACCGAACAGGAGGCGTCAGACAGCGTGGTCGCCCTGACACGCAAGTTGCAGCAACTGACCGAGGCCTATTCCCGGCTTTCCAAAATGGACCGTGAAGGTTCGGCCGGAAAGGATATTTTGGAACAGATCCAAAGCGTGGATAATGAACTGCAGACCGCCCAGACCCGTCTGTCTGCGTACAGCCGTACGGCCGGAACCGGTTTCAACAGCCTGCAGATGTCGATCCAGCAGGTGGCACGTGAGCTGCCCTCGCTCACCATGGGGGCGAACATGTTCTTTCTCGCCATCTCGAACAACTTACCTATCTTGGTCGATAACATCAACATGGCTCGCCGGGAGTATCAGGCAGCCATCAAGGCCGGACAGCAGGCCACGCCGGTCTGGAAACAGCTGCTCGGCGGGATCGTCAGCTGGCAGACGGCCCTCGTCGTCGGTATCACATTGCTGACCGTTTATGGCAAAGAGATTACTGCCTGGACCAAAAGTCTGTTCGGCGCCCGGCAGTCGCTTGCCGATGCCTTGGAAACGCTCGAGGAGTTTCAGGAGTCGGTCGCCAAAACATCCTCCACAACGCTCACACAACTGCAGAGAATGTCTGCCGAATGGGAGAAACTGGGCGACAACATCCAGGCGAAAGAACAATACCTCCTAAAGAACCGCACTGCCTTCGAGCACTTAGGTGTCTCGATCGGCAAGGTGACGGATGCCGAGAACCTGTTCAACCAAGGCAAGGAGGCGTTTGTCGCCTCGGTGATGGCGCGTGCCCGTGCCTCCGCCGCGATGACGCTCGCCACCGAGAAATACAACGAAGCGATCCGCAAGCAGTTGGAGGTGGACCGGATGGCTGATACGCAGAGCTATACCATACAGGGTGGCCTGTTCGGGCAGACCACCTATGTGTCGGGTGAGAACCTTTCGAAAAAGAAGGCTCAGGCAGAAGCAGACAGCCTCTTCGACGAAGCCCGCAAAATATTGGAAAGAGGGCTGGAATACAGCGAAGAGGAGCGCAAATCCTTGGAAACTGCCAATCTGAAGACTATCCGTACCCTTGAGCAGGGAAGCGTGGGAGCGATCAAAGCATCCATCGCGGCAAAAGAAGCTGCCTTGGACAAACTGACCAACAAACAGGACTATGAAGCGGCCCTCAAGGAAATAGAGGCGGAAAAGAAGAAATTGGAAGCAATCATTGGCTCCACAGGAGGCAAAGTGGGCAAAGAACCGGCCCCGCTTGGATCGATTGCCTATTATAACGAATTGATCGCAAAGATGAAGAAGCTGCGCGATCTTGCCACAACGGACAAAGACCGTTCCGCCTTTGCCGAGCAGATCAAGGAATACGAAGAGAAGGTCGCGGAAATGGAGAACCGGATCATCATTTCCGGGAAAAAGATCGCTATGGAGACCCTGCAATCCTCACTCGAAGGAATCAAGGTCAACGTGCAGTTTGACAACCGCAACGTGTTGGAAAAGGCGTTCGGCAAGTTCGACACAAGCGACCTTGACCAGATGCAGGAGAAGATCGACAAGGAGCTTAACCGACCGATCAAGGAGGCTCGCGAGGGGATAGTCCTTCTGATCGACCAGTGGGACAGACTTTCGGATGCCGACCAGGCAAGCCTCTTGGCCGAGGAGTGCTATAAAGTGGCTGACGGCATCTCGATGGCTGCTGAAACTGCCGAGCTCTTCAACGAAGCGTTGGGAAGCTCCCTTGCCACTGTCGCCCAGCTGGTGGGCAGCGTCGGCGATATGGCAGGCGGGATCGGCCGCATCATGAGCGGTGACCTCATCGGAGGGGCTTCGGGCATCATCGGCGGCATCACAGGCATCGTGGGCAGCTTTAAGAAAAGGGTCGAAGAAAACAAAAAGATATTGGCGGAATACCAACTGAATCTGGTCGAAACAGCCATGAAGGAGTTGGAGTATAACGCCATCCTACGCGAACGGCTACGCATCCAGCAGCAGATTGGCGAAACCTCACTCGAATACTTCAACCGTCAGTCTCTCGAACTGAAGAACCAAGCCGGTCAGATAGAGAAAGAGTACAAACAGGTGTGGGAGAAATTGCAGCAGGAGCAGTATATCACAGCTACGCACTACAAGCATGGCACTTGGTTCCGCAAGGCGAAGACCTGGAACGATTACGACTCGCTCGCCGGCAAGACCTACGAAGAGATGGAATCGCTTTATACGCAGGACAAACTGACCGAATCAGCAAAAGTGCTTTTCGAACAACTACAGAAACTGAAGGACGAAGGAGAAGATGTCGCCGGAATGATCGACAACCTGAACGAAGAGATGAAGGAGGCTTTCACCGGAACGAATACGAACGCCATCGCCGACACCATCCTGCAGGGCTTTGCCGAGGGCAAACGCTCTGCCAAGGACTTTGCCGACGACTTCCAAAAGATGCTGAACGATGCAGTGCTGCAGGGGGTGAAGATGAAGGCACTGGAAGAACCGCTCCGCAAATGGTATGAATCCTTTGCCGCCGCCTCGCAAAACGGGCTGACCGCTGAAAGCATCGCCAGCCTGAAGGCACAGTATGACAAGATTATCGAGGATGCAGCCAAGCAGCTGGAGCAGATGGAACAGGTGACCGGCACGACTATCGGCGACGTGATCGACCGCACTTCTACGGCCAAAGACATAGCCTCGATGAGTCAGGACAGTGCCGACGAACTGAACGGCAATTTCTATGCCCTCCTGATCTATGCCGACCGCACTAATCAGGGGGTGACGAACATCCAAGGGCAGTTGGTAGAGGGATTGTCCCTACTGCAACGCATAGCAAGCAATACCGACCGTCTCGAAGCCATCGAGAAGGATATCCGGCAGACGCGCAGCTCGCTGCAGAATATCGAAAACCGTGGGTTAATACTGAGAAAGCAATGAACAACAACCTATACATAGATGATCTGAATGTGCTTGGCCGTTTCGGCTGCCGGGTGACGCGGGGAGGATATAACGACCTTCTCGCTTTCCCGGCAATGAAAGAGCCGGAGCGGAACGACTGGCCCGAAGAGGATGGCATTGAGGTGGATCTGAGCGACCCGAAGCTGCAGCCGCGAGAGATTGCCATCTCTTTCCTTTCGGATAGCAACTCGCAGGCTTCCGACCTGATCGCTTATCTCTCCGACAAGGGGCAGCACACGTTCCGCGTGCCCTCCTTGGGTAGGGAATGGCAGCTGCGCCTTGCCGACCACCCCGTGAACCGGGTTTATCCATCGGCAACCTCTTTTACCTTGAAGTTTGTCGAGGATCTTCCGGTGAGACCGACAGCCGGTGTGTGTGATCCGGACGTATGGTTACCCGAAAGCCGCTACAAGCTGGATGGTAAACCGATAGGCAGATACGGCGTGTATGTCTATGAGAGCCGGAACGCCCTGCTGCGAAATCCGGCGGCAAAGGTGAACCTGCAGCGCAAGATTGCCTCCATTGACGGGCAAATCTACGATGCAGAACACTTGGTCTTCCAGCCGAAAGAGGTCACTTTTAAATGCTTTTTAAAAACTATTCGAAAAGATGCCTTTTGGCAGTGCTGGGATAGTTTTTTTGCCGACCTGATCGCTCCGGGCGAACGGAGGCTCTTTGTAGAAGAGATTGGCAAGTCCTATCCCTGCTACTACAAGAAGATGAGCAATTGCAAACTGCTTACGCTGGGCGAACCGATGGTGATGCAGTTTGATCTGACCTTGGTATTCACCTCGTTCAGACTCTTTGAAACCGATTATTTCTTGGCCACGGAAGATGACATGTTTATTGTCACGGAAGACGGCCTGAACTTTATAGATATGAAATAGGCAATGACAGGACAGGAACAAAGAATAAAAATCAGCGAGCTGCCCACCTCGGTCAGTTTCTCAGGGCTGTGGACGTTGGGTTACCAGATCGTTGACGGTAAGAAAACGAGCGTAAAAGTTTCATTGGATGAGATCGAGAAGGCGTATGAGGATGCAGTCGCGGCAGCTTCGGCTGCAGGAAAAGCCGCCACCAATGCCCTTTCTGCTGCCGCCCGTGCTGACTCGGCAGCCGGTAAAGCTGAAGGGATAAACGTCGCTATTTCTGAAGCCGAAAGCAAGCGCATAGAAGCTGAGACCGCCCGTAAAGAAGCCGAAGCCGAACGTGCCCGGATAGAGAATTTACGCCAGGAAACGGAAAAACTTCGTGAAGCGAATGAGATTCAACGAATCGCCGACGAAAACACCCGAATCTCCAAAGAAAACGAACGGCACGCAGCCGAATCTCTCCGGATAGAAGAAGAATCGAAACGATCCACCGCCGAGGCCGCCCGATCCGAAGCCGAACAGGCACGATTCACCGAAGAGACGAAGCGAGCCGACAACGAAGCCAAACGCGTCGCCTCCGAAACCTTGCGTAACCAGTCCGAAACGAAACGCCAGGAAGCGGAAACTCTCCGCGACCAGGCTGAACAGGGACGTATTGCCCAAGAGACCGACCGCGATACAGCTGAACAGGAGCGCATTTCCAAGGAAAAGGAACGAGTCCAAACGGAACAGGAACGGATTTCAGCCGAAACAATCCGTGCCGAAAAAGAAAAAGCCCGTATCATCGAAGAACAACTTCGGGAAACATCGGAATCAACCCGCCAGGCAAACGAAACAACCCGTCAGGCACAGGAAGAACAACGGGAACAGATGACAGCCCAGGTTATCCTTGATGCTGAACAGGCAACCGGCGAGGCCAACACAGCCGCCGACCGCGCCAATCGTGCAGCCGAAGCCGCCGAAGGAGTCATCAGTGGACTACAACCCGACTGGAACGTTACCGATCCTGTCAATAAGAACTACATCAAGAACAAACCGGAGATCCCGACGTTAGAGGCTATCCCGGACGAAAATACATTGAGCTATGTCAATACCGACGGTACAACCATCAATTTTCGTATCGGCGATGAAGTACGTGTAGCGGAAGAAGGAGAATATGTGTTCTACCGGCTTTATGATCTTGCCGGGGGAAAAGCCTCGTGGCAGGAATCTGGCGGCGGTACAGCCTTGCCCGGTAATGTTTATCTGACAGGAGCCAATTATTACAATGAATCAGTACGAACGATAAAACAAGGATATTTGAGCAATGAGTAAGAAAGGTGCATTTATTTATCAACAGATCGAACTGACGACGGCTGAATGGGCCGATAACGCAACCGTCTACCCTACATCAGTCTGGTTATTTGAACGTTTGGAAAACGGTAAATTCAACATGAAGCTGGCTGATGGCGTTCATACGTTTGCCCAGTTGCCGGCCGTCATGCAGGAGGTGAAGGTCACAGTTAAAACGAATGATGCCACGACCTATATCCTGACGATCACGACGGCTGAAGGTAAGTTTGACACCCCGAACCTTCGGGGAAACAATGCTCCGGTTCCTTCGATCGATCCGGCAACGAAGCACTGGAAAATCGGCGACGAAGATACGGGTGTGGTAGCCGAAGGACAGGACGGGGAAAGCTACGACGACACGGAAATCAGGAACGCGCTGACAGCCTTGCAGCAGCAAGTCAACACGCTCGTTTCGGGTGACGCATCGAGTGCCATCGAGTCATTTAACGAGATCATCGCTTTCCTTGCCAACGTAGAGGACACACAGACGTTGCAAGGGATCATCGCCGGGCTGAACCAGAGCATCACAAACGTTCAGCAGGCGATTCCGACAAGGCTATCCCAGTTACAGAATGACGACCATACGGTCAAGGACGCTGCTTATGTCCATACCGACAATAATTACAGCAATGAAGAGAAAACGAAGGTATCGGACTCTTTGAGGTTGAAAGAGTATGTCGATGTCGAGTCTCTGGCGGCTCTTCCTTCATCACCGTATAACTTGCGTTTTACCTATTCGAGTACATCTGTGCAGGCGATCAACTTTGCGAATATAGGAAGCGTTCCTGAGATGCAGGAGTTTTATCTGTCCATTAAGAACAACACCGGATCAACGATTAACCAACCGATCCCAAACGGTTCGGGCTGGCAATCGGAGGAAACAAGCGTTGAACTGCCAGCTGGTAAAGCCACAGGGG